TGGTGTATGCCTATGGTTTCTTTGTAGCGATAACAGATATATGGGAGAATCTATAATGACTAAAATAGTATACGACACATGGCAATCTATTATGAATTATGAACGTAATCCATTGCGACACATACCTGATTTAAACACTAGACATATGGTTATGCAAGTGTTAGCATGGATGTGGTGCATAATATTCTCTATGTACTTTAGTAGTATGTGGATGTTTGGTATAACTGCAGTTGCTCACATATTTTTATTAGGTGCTATAGCTATAACTGTAGCTACGTTTGAAACTGCAAAGAGAAAGCCTACATTCTTTATAAAGAAGGGTTATCACACACCAAGCAGAAGTAGATATATGTATTACAAAGGTAAAAGAATTAAGTATGACGATAACGATATAGGAGGAGAACATGAGTAAGACAATTAAAATTACAGAGGAGCAAGAAGAGAGATTATTAAAACAAGTTAATAACTTGAGAGAGATAGTTAATAATGTTAATGAATGTCTACCTTTAGAGTATCATACAATAACTGAATTACCTAGTTTAGAATATATGTTAGTAGATATATTTAACTTAGAACTGCCTAAGTGTGAGCACAGTTACGCAGATAGGTGGAGAGATTATAAATTTAAAACGAAAGGAAAGAAAAATGTGGCATAGAATAACAGACTTTTTTAATGTAGAGTATCACAAGAAATATGGCGAGGGTACAAAGTTTGACCTCGACTATGGTAAGCTATTGATAATAGCATTATGTATTTACATAGCATGGCAGGTGTGATATGTCTGAGCATGAATGGGAATTTGTTAGAAAAAACTCTAAAGGAGAAGCAATATTTAGAAAAGATACTAACGAAACTTTGGAGTTTGTTGAAAACTATCTTCAAGAAAATAATATAAAATACTGCATAAGTGAGGCAGCATCTATGCTTTGGATAAAGAATCAAGAGGATAGAGAGTATGTTTATTATTGGACTACAGGTAGGTGGTCTAGAAGAAGACCAACTTACAAAGTACATTATCACAGTAATGGTATTGATGATTTTGTTACAAGATTTCTAAACAAGTTTGTTGAACAGAACAAAAAGGAAAGAGAAAATGCAGTTACAGAAGCTAGTGAATAAATACTATTTGTCTAACGATTTCAATGTGTTAGCTGATAAAACTAAACATGATTATCAATATTGTGTGAGTGTTTTATTGGACACAAAAGTTGATGGCAAAAGTATGGCAGAAATATGTCTTACCAAAATGTCAGGTGCGATAGCACGAAGAGCATACGAAGTATGGCTTGGTCGTGGCGTGTACTTGGCGAATGCAGTTACATCAGTAGCACGTAAGATGTATTCCTTTGGGATGGAGATGGGGTATGTTGAAAGCAACCCTTTCTCCACCTTCAAACGTAAATCTGCCCATGCTAGGAAGACTGTGTGGACAAAAGAACAGGTTAGGAAATTTCTTAACTACTGTTACGAGGATTTTAGGTACAGAAACTTGGGATTGATAGTACAAATGGCATACGAATGGTGTCAAAGGGTGGGAGATATGAGAGTTTTACAGTTCTCAAGCATAGATTTTGACAAAGGTGTGTTAAATTTGCAACAGTCAAAGAGAAGAAGTGTAGTACACCTACCAATTTCTCTTGACTTATTGGAAATGCTTACACAGCAACGGAAAGACTATGACTTTCAACCCTATGTTGCACCATATCCAACACCTATGAAGGGTGTTTACAGTCCATATGCTATCCAAAGACTGTCAAAAGTGGCTAGGCAAGTGATAAAACTGTCAGGATTGCCTGATGACTTACGAATATCTGATTTACGAAGGACAGGTACGACTGAAATGGTAGATGCAGGTGTTCCTATGGGTCAGATTATGTCTGTCACAGGTCATGCAAACCCACAGTCAGTCAAACCTTACATGAAAAATACGTATGCTAGTGCAGAAAGTGCCTTGACATTACGTACTAATTACATTAAGAGTATATAATATGAATATATATAATTACATAAGTGATTTACATTTAAGTGTAGGAGAAACTAAAAGGATTAACTGCCCTAGTTGTAATGGTTATAAAACATTTACTGCAACCAACAACATGGGTAGGTTAGTTTGGAATTGTTACAAATCTTCTTGTCCTGTATCAGGAACTAAGAAGGTAAACTTATCCGTAGATGATATTAGGAACTCTGTATTAGATATCAAGAAAGCTGATACTAACTTTGCTCTGCCTGAGTATGTGGTTCATCACAATCACAGGAAAGAAGTCACAAGGTTCGCTGAAGAATATGGATTGAATTATGAAGAGATACCACTTTATTATGACGTAAAAGAGAATAGAGTTGTATTTCCTGTCAAGAAAGATGGACTGATTGTTGATGCAGTTGGTAGGTCTGTGGGATTTCGTCTGCCCAAATGGAAACGATATGGAAATAGTGACTTGCCTTTTACGTATGGTCATGGTAAAGTGGCTGTAGTTGTTGAGGATTGTGTAAGTGCATCTGTTGTAGGCAATGGTGTTTATGTAGGGGTAGCTGTGTTGGGAACATCATTAAGCGATTCACACAAGAGATACCTATCACAATTCTCAACTGCTATCATAGCCTTAGACCCTGATGCAATGCCCAAAACACTAGCCTTTGCAAAAGAGTTACGAGGATATGTAAATGACGTAAAAGTATTGAGACTGAAAGATGATTTGAAGTATGGAGAAGAAGAGGATATAAACAACTTATACAAACTAACCCCAAAGGAGAACCAACATGGAACTATCACTACTACGTAGCCTAATGAATAAAGACTTCTATGAAGACCATAGAGGTGCTAGGTGTCCTGATAGATTGTTTAGCAAAGATGCTAGGACTATCAAGCACACCATAGACAAAGCAATAAAGAAGTATGACAGGGATGTAACCCCTGATGAGTTAGAGGCTCTGTTCTTGTCGAGCAATCCTGCTATGACAACTGCACAGAAGCACGGATACTCTGCATTGTTTAACGACATTAAAAGACAGAAGCCTATGGGAGCAGACATAGCACAAGATGTGTTAGCTAAACTGTTCCAACAAGTTATTGGAGAAGACGTAGCCAATCTAGGCTTTGACTTTGTGAATGGAACACAGACTAGTATGAAACCATTACGTGACTTGCTAGAGAAATACAATGATGACTTCACTCCTGAAATGAAGATAGAATGGGATGACATATCGTTTGATACTTTGATGGCTAAACAGAGTCAGCAAACAAGATGGTCATTTAATCTACCTGAACTAGCTAGGAAGGTTGAGGGTGTCAATGGTGGCTATCTCGTAGAGGTAGGTGCTAGACCTAATACAGGTAAGACTAGCTTCCATGCATCCCTCCTCGTAGGAGACAATGGCTTTGCTAGGCAAGGTGCTAATTGTGTAGTCTTGTGTAACGAAGAGTCTTATGATAGAGTAGGGTTCAGATATCTTACTGCTTCATCCAACATGGATAAGTATCAGATAAAAGATAACCCTTCTGAAGCTAGGAACAGGTACAAAGTTGTATCTCCTAACCTAAAGATAAAAGACGTGACAGGAGAAGACATGACGTGGGTAGAGAGTATGTGTAAGAGTGTGAAGCCTGATGTCGTAGTCATTGACATGGGAGATAAGTTTGCACGTACTGCAGGATACTCAAGACCTGACGAAGCATTAAAAGCAAATGCAATATATGCAAGACAGATTGCAAAACAATATGATTGTGTTATATTCTATATGTCACAACTTAATGCAGAAGCAGAAGGTAGACAGAGACTTAATCAGGCAATGATGGAAGGCTCACGTACAGGTAAGGCTGCAGAAGCAGACTTAATGATACTAATAGGACAACCTGCAAGTGTTGAAGGTGTTACTGACGAATCAACTATGAGACATTTGAATGTTGTTAAGAACAAAATTACAGGTTGGCATGGCATGATAAACTGCAACATCAACCCACACACAGCGAGGTATAGTGCATGAAACTAACATTAGACGTAGAAAATACAGTAACGAAAAGAGATGGGAAGATGTATCTTGACCCATACGAACCCACTAATAAATTAGTTATGGTAGGTTGTTTAACAGATACAGGTAATGAATATCTATATAATATGGATATGGATGGAGAAGCATACGTTGGTGTGCAGGAGTTGCTTGACCAAGCTACTATACTTATAGGACATAACATAGCTTATGACTTAATGTGGTTATGGGAATGTGGCTTCAAGTATGAAGGTCCTGTCTTTGACACCATGCTTACAGAGTATATATTACAACGAGGTATCAAAGAACCTTTGCATCTAAAAGATTGTGCATTGAGGTATGACTTAGATACTAAAAAAGAAGATACCTTGAAGGAATACTTTGCAAAGGGTTATGCCACAGATGAGATACCTAGACATGAATTGTCACAGTATTTATCAGCAGACTTAAATGCTACACAGCAGTTGTCTGATGAGCAGAATAGAAAGCTAAACTCTGTTAAGTATGCTCACCTTATGGATACAGTTATACTTACAAATAAAGTATGTAGAACGTTAGCGAGGACACACAGGAATGGTTTTAAGGTAGACGAGCCTGTGTTAGAGTCTGTAAGAAAAGAGTTTGAGACAGAGAAGAGAGAGATAGAAAGTAGATTATCCGTACAAGTAAGAAACTTTATGGGGGATATGCCTATCAATCTTAACAGTCCTGAACAGATGTCTTGGGTTATCTACAGTAGAAAGCCTAAAGACAAAGCTATGTGGGCAAACGAGTTTGTTCCTCACATGAGCAAGGAAGACTTTAGATATGCAGTAAAAGATAATTCTGATATTGTATTTAAAACAACAGCACTTATGTGCAAGACCTGTAATGGCACAGGCAAGATAAGAAAGGTAAGAAAAAATGGAACTCCATTCGCTAATCAAAATAATTGCATTCGTTGTGGTGCTAGTGGTTATACTTTTACTCCCACTAGACAAGTAGCAGGACTAAGGTTTAATGCACCTAATGCTAAGTGGATATCTGCCAATGGCTTTGGTGTATCCAAAGGTAATCTAGATATACTACAAGGCATGGCAAATAGAGCAGGTATGAAAGAAGCTAGTGACTTCTTACAAGACTTGAAGAGACTGTCTGCATTAGATACTTATCTATCCTCTTTTGTAGAGGGTATCAAGTCTCATGTAAAGACAGATGGTATGTTACATGTGAGATTATTACAACACAGGACTGCGACAGGCAGATTTAGTGGAGCAGACCCTAACATGCAGAACATGCCTAGAGGTGGTACGTTCCCTGTTAAGAAAGTATTTGTTTCACGTTGGGAAGGTGGTAAGATTCTAGAAGCTGACTTTGCACAGTTAGAGTTTAGAACTGCTGCATATTTATCACAAGATGAGGTGGCTATAAATGAGATTAAGACAGGCTTTGACGTTCATGCTTATACAGCTAAAGTTATATCAGCTTCAGGTCAAAGTACGACTAGGCAAGAAGCTAAAGCACATACCTTTGCTCCGTTATATGGTGCGACAGGGTTCGGTAGAACAAAAGCAGAAGCAAAATACTACCAAGACTTTACCAAAAAGTACAAAGGGGTCGCATCATGGCATTCCAGATTGGCTAAAGAGGCTTTAGAAAAGAGAAGTATTACTACACCATCAGGCAGAGAGTTTTCTTTTCCTGATGTAGCAAGAAGAATGAATGGTTCTGTATCACACTTTACACAGATAAAGAACTATCCTGTGCAGAGTTTTGCAACTGCTGATATAGTGCCTTTGATTCTTATACATATAGAGGATAGATTAAGTTTACTACAATCTTGTATTGTTAATACAGTTCATGATTCAATAGTGATTGATGTGCATCCTGATGAGACTAATAAAGTTATTTTTATATTGGATAGCATTAACAAAGACATGACTACTATAATAAATCAACAGTTTAAAATAGACTTTAATGTACCTCTATTATTAGAAGCAAAAATAGGTAATAATTGGCTTGACACTAAAGACGTTAGCTGATAT